GTTGGTTTAGGTTTCGAAGAGGAACCTAGCTAGATATAAGGACAGCTCTGATACAGAGCTTACGCGTTCTATAGTAGCAATAGATCAGGGTCATACTTAAGGATTAGGTCGTCGACCCAGGATTCGGATAATCTTGAAAAGAAATATCCGTCGTTCCGGGTTATCGACCGTAGCCTTAAAGTATTTCCTGTTTCTGTGTACGAAAATGAGAAAGCATGCTCACTCTCGTCCTCTCCAGCTCTCAACAGACTATAATCTGTATCGAAAAGGAGATTTGCATCAAGCCAATCTTTGGCCTTGTGTGTCTGACTATATGTCAAGATAAACTTGGGAGTGCTATCTGAATCTGTTAATAAAACGGATACAGGTACATCCTTGGTGAAAATTGAATTTCGACCAATTAGTCTATCTATCGAGAGTTGACAGAGGCTTAGACCGTATGCTGACTTGATTTTCCTATAGAAAGGAAGCGTGTTGAGGAATGAATCCTTAACATTGTAATTGACCTTGACGTAATTTGTTATTCGGATAAAATCTCTTATTGAGGGATTTCTCGTCTTAACATAAAAGCCTCGGACAAAGGTACCGTTATTAAAATCGGCACCACAACTTTCGCGGAACGATGTTTCAATCGAGAACGACTTTTCAGCGTTCAATTTAAAACCGATTGATTCAAAGAACCGTTCGAAAGACTTCCTTTTTCTACAGAAGGCAACAATTAAATCGTCGCCGAAAGTAGAAGTTAAAAACGCGATGTAACGTTCAATCGGAGGCTCATCTAAAGTGAAGCCCCAGTTTAGTAAGAATGCGACGGTTAAGGCAAAGAATATGAGGGATTCTAGTTCAAAAGTGAACGAGTATCCCATCGGGAAACTACGGTATGTATACCGAGATCCCTTCCATTCGAAGCCCAAACTTGACGACTCCTGCATTAGATCCCAAAGCTTTTGGCAATTGGGTCTAGGTTTCCCTAGGAGGACCTCTTCCAAAATTGGAAAAGTAATCCTATCAGATGCAGAGGAAAAGTCGTATGTGTCAAAGAAGTTTGTCTTGGATGCTATCCAAGCAAGAACTTGATGATCACGTGCGCATGAATCTAGATTATGATTAACGTTACAAGACCTTATGCTCCGATACGCTTCGCGTATCCATTCGCCTATACCTTTTTGTTTAGCTTTACGCAAAACGGAAGTTATAGTTATTACCCTATTCTTGTCGATGTTCTTAGGTACTTGGTGAAGTTTATCCCAAGACCACGAAGACGGAACGCCTGTTTGGCGGATCTGTTCAGCGAGAGATGGCTCGAAAAACAATTCGAGGTTATCCAGCTCCCCGACAAGTGACGATAGCTTTGCTAAACGTGACCTGTAGGTTCGATATTTACCATTGCGGTCAATATCAAACTCAAGCCCGCTTAGTGATGCACCCGGCCCGTAAAAGAAACGGGTTTGGGGTTCGAAGGGTACGGAACTAAGGGCACTCTCGATAATGTCACCGGCCTTATCAAAGATCCGGCGATAATCGAGTTCAAGGATCTCATTGGAATGCAAACGTTTGACAAGATCGTTAGCTATTTTGAAGGCCTCATCAACTGAAGCCATATAGCTTTTAAACGTCCTATCTGCGAGAGCATCCGATTCAGCTTTTGTTCTTGGGGGAATCTTCTTACGTACTGTATCCGCTTCATAATCGGGATATCTAACAAGTATATCTCTATTTAAAGCATCGCAGTATTCAAGAAATTCCTCTAAGTTAAAAGTTGGAAGTAGACCGTATTGAAGATCTACTCCGATATCCTTGTTTGTGCATGCGATAACCTTATTCTTAAGCTTATCGTACTTAGTCCTGTTCAGTCTCACTACCTGTGGTAGATCGAGGCGACCCGGAAGATCGTCTTTTACAGATAACATAAAATTAACCTCCTAGCTAAACTAATAAGGCAATGCACCGTTATCAATAGCATCTGCAATGATACTGTTCAGTAATAAATTACTTAGCATATATCTTAGTGCAGTGATGTCTGTTGTAGCGGTTTCTTGTGGCAACGAGAATTGCACCTTACCAAGGGCAAGTTTTGTTGCTTTAACACCATTAGGCGAAGTCCATTCAAACGGCAATGTAAACCGAATTTCGAACTTGCGATTAGTGCCAGAAGTAATCTGATGGCCGATCGCTTGAATACGAGGTGATAAGTCTACAGATGTTTGTGGATTACTCCAACGAACATCGAGACCATCCTTCGACATCGGAACAAAGGTAACATCAGCTGTGTGGTTGTTTACCACAATATTTGAAATTTGAGCCATAGGCCCTCCAAAAGGAAGTTTTGAGACTTTACGGTCTATATAAAATAATTATTTGCGTGAAGCAAACACCCATGCAACAGTAAAAAGGTTTAGAAGCCGTTTAAGGGTAAGTCCAGCCGGACTACCCCATAATAGCTCGCTAACCTGCGTTGCGTTTAAAGAAACGGCCTTATTTGGTATACGGCGAAAGGTAAAGTCCCGGAAAGATTTATCCGGCCACTCTAACCTGAATCGATAAACTCGATCCTTCGTCCATGCCTCATAAGGGGTAACTCCTGTCACCTCGGTTCTGAGTTCGTAACGGTAGTTATCGAACCCAGCTACACAGCCGGGGATGCTGTACGACATGCCTTTCAGCACGTCGCTGACTGGAACAAACCAGTCTACTAGGAAACTCCAAGGAATCCCGTCCCATATTGCACCGAAAGGGCTAAAGTGAAAGCCCTGAGAATCTAATATATCATGACGGAAATAACGAACCGCTTTAACAGACGTATTTGCAGTCTGTTCATAGTGAGTTGTTATTGGTTGATTATCAAGATAGATATCAACACTACCTGTCATTTTATCAGATTTCCCCGATACTTCTGAAACACGAAATACGGGCGCGTCTTTTGGTGACAACTTTTCCCAAAGTTCCTGAAGTTCAGAAATCAAAGGCCTAACAGCCCATTGATACTGAAGATAGGAGGTGGGTAAGCTTTGCCTAACCGTAGACGAACCGACTAAAGTAGTATATGCTTTAGCGTACTTACCCTTACGAAGATACCTAATTGACATCGGAACACGCTTAAAGAAAGCGGCCGTTGCCGAACAGGCTTCCGCAAGGTCCTTGGCAAGCTGGACAGAATCAAAAGCATTATGCATCTTAACGATACATTTTGCTAAGTGGTAGTCATAACTACCAATATCTGGCGACCAGCTCGGGATGTAAGTATAAGAATGAACGTCAATATCATATCGCTTGTACCTGGTATTATACCAAATACCACGCTGAGCTCGGGGCGACGTTGTCACATTACGGTAATACCGATTAATTTGATGGTACCGTCCATTAACTGGAACGGAATTATCACCATCTTCGGTTTCCCAATATCTGTGAAATTCAGTCATAGACTGAATATGATTATAAGTCATACGTCTGCTCCTTTATATAATATGAGTTAGTTCTTATATCAAAACACCTCTTGGAGAGGGGTTTACCAAGGTGCCCCCACTTTGGTG